TTCTGTTATCGAAACAGCCACAGCCGTTACTACTTCGTTTAGCATGATGATTACCTTGGTTGGGTTTTTGTACTACTTCATCATACTACATGTACTACTTTCCTTCAACGTCTCCAACGGCTATAGGTGCATCCAGCTTGCCGTACATATCTCTCCAATAGCCCGGGCTTTCATTAAACAATCGATTATTAAATCGAGCTACGAATTTACTGTTTCTATTAACATCGTTTTCAATTGCATCAACATGAGTTCTATAAGTTGCTTCTGCTCGACCCATCTCAAGCCTTAGCTGACCAACCTTTAAAGTCTGCTCTGCATCAGATTTATTTATTGCAATCATCATTTGCATGATAGATTTTTGGTCTTGGTCTTGAATCGTGAACCACAATGCCGCGAACAGCATACCTAAGATAGTAACGCTTAATCCCATAAACCCGCGAATCACATTTGACTTTTTGTCATTATTATCCTCAATCGCTTGGTTTATATCATGCTTCCATCCTGCACTTTCTATATCAGTCTTACGCAGTTGGTCTTTTATTTTCTGTATGTCAGAAGAGAACAGTCTTTTAGAGTCACGAAGCTCATCGCGTATATGGTCTATATCCTGTATCTTTATTAGGTCGCTGTCTACTTGCGTAATGGTATCGCTAAGGTCTTTTTGCAAATGACTTATATCTTTGTCATATTCAGAACGCTCTATAAAATCTTTGCTTTCCAAGGTCACTTCTTTGCTCCCAGTTATTTCAGAATTATTTTTATTGGTTGTCATATTTAAATCTCTCTCTGTGGCTGGGGTTTGTTTCCATATTTAGTTGCCGTATCTCATGGCATAACACTCAATTGTTTGTCTATTTAAATCATCTATCAGTATGGTTTGTTCAGTGTCTCTTATGACAAATATAATAATAGTAGAAAATGAAATAAATATAGTTATCAATAAGATAGCGCAAACCACCCTTAATACGTAGTTCTCTATCATAATAAAATACTAAATAAGTTAATTGCTACTCAAAAATCTGACTTTGAATACCTTAATTTCATCCTCGGCTTTATCAAATTGCTTTGAATCCAGCGACTCCTCTACTGAGCTTCTAAATGATTCAATCATATCCATCGTTTTTCTTATCTCACTAATATATAGCTCATGCTTAGTGATTATACTAGTGTTTTCATCGGGAGAGAACTTTCCATCTTTTGCCTGCTGATACTTGTCATTATACCGCTCGAGCTGCATCGGAGTGCCCTTAAAACCTAGTGCCTGATAGATAGCATTAATATGAACCTCATCGATTGCTGACATCAGGTCGTTCTGTATATGTCGCAACCTATCCGAGTCACTGTAAATCCAGTTACCGCCTACGTGCTTGTGTCTAGTGCTGGGGGGCTTGATTGTTGTATGTGTGTCTTTTATATCACCAAGATAGTCAACTACGCTTTCTTGTTTTGTTGACTTATCATAAACTACAGTCCCCCTGTTATCGGTCTTGTAGCTCCAGGTTTTTGTAGTCTGGTCGAACATCCTTGCCTTTCCAGTGGCGGCGTTTGGTGGCGCTATCATCGTCGCCATTGCTGACGCCAAATGGACACCCCTGATGAACTGTGTCTTTCCAGTGGTCGTATACTCGCCCTTACTATCGTAGTGGTACTGAGCCTTGCCGTCTTCATGGGCAATAGGGCTGTCAGGTGCATTACGGTCAATGCCGTTCTCATCATAATCAGATATATATAATGGCATTTGATAGCTCCTATGTAAATTTTATAAAATATTTGACGGCTGCGTTAATCGGACGAGATTCATGACCGCCATCGAATCCTGTGTTTTGTGACCAGTAGTCTAAATCTTTCCCGTGCCGTACAGACGAGTGGTAATCAACGTGTCCGTCTCCACTTGGCTCTTGTGAGATAGTTTTGAAGCCATTATCTGTACGAGCATGATTATGCCTAAGGTTCGCGCTGCCCTGATAAGTACCGATTACTCGACCAGCATCTCGATTCGTTCCGTCATCTAATCCACGTAAAAACCTACCTCTGAGGTCTGGAATCAAAAAGAGAACTGGGGTTGTCTCCCCGAGCTCACCATATGTTGTACCGATGCACTTGTAAAGAGCAGGGAACCTGTCGGAGCCTAATATTGACCCATCGCAAAAAATATAGTTCTCTTTTAGCTCTTTTGTCCATGGGTCATCAGCAGGGGGAATTCCGGCTAAAGCGATGATGGTACCAGCCGGCACACCGTATTGCCTGACAATCTGATGGGTCATATCCTTAGTGTAATACTTCCCACCTGTAGTAAGTACATCGCAATCCCACTCACCTGCTTCAGAATCAAGGACTGCTATGTATTTACCTCCAGCCTCAAAACCACCTGGTGGGATTTCACTCCCTTTAAATCTTGCTGGCATTGTAGGTGAGCCTTCAAGCTTTAAAGTAACAACACCCGTGTTGGCATATTTGGCCTGAAAGAAGATAGTCATGTTATCTACAAGTGCTGACTGCTGAACAGATACGCTACTTCTTGTAAGGATTATTTGATTAGCTGACCCGGCAGCCTGATAAAAGACGTCTCTCGATGAAAGATACATAGATTCCCGCAATTGACTGCTATTCCCTTCTGACAAAGGCTTGTAAATGCCTGCGGCATTTTTAAGCTCAGATAGGAAGCTGTTATATTCATCTGCAGTTACTACGCCTGCACTTGTAGGGTTGTTGTCTATTTTATGTACGAAATTTTTCATTAAATCAATCCATCGCAGAAAGTTATTCTGGGTTTAGGTTTAGGGTCTGATGGAAGTGCGCCGCGGTATGTGATGCGGCATTGGGCTTGCTTCATCATTGCGTACATATCCATTATCTTGTTCGCTTTATTGCCATCGCCCAAGACATGCGGGAGCTTATGCGGTATGCGTCTAACTGTAATTCCAACAAACGTGATAATCATCGAATTACCGGCTTCATGTCCAGCATCATCTAATCCTGGCAATATTACAACATCAACCCCATATAAATTAGCTACCGCCCTAAAATTCCATTCAGTGTTACCACGCATCAGGTATCTTAATGCGAAAATGTCTTTTTTGTTCTCATCTTTACTTTCGTAGAATATACCATTAGGTATATTATAATCGGATTTCCATTTGTCAATTAGCGTTTTGTCTGAGCATAGATACATCCCCTTAAACGTATCATTGAACTTTTCAACAAGCCATGAAAATGATGATGCCTGCCACCGAATTATATTGTAGAAAGTACTAAATGGAGAGTACGCCTTTTTGAATATCCGACCAACTGGAAGGTAGCCCTGCAATATTTCAATCTGATTCTCGTCCTTAAACCACATCGACATAACCCTGCTCCTATGTAAACTTGACGCCTGTGAGCTTCCAGAAACCTGCGGTTACAGGTGAGCACTGCCCAGAATCGACAACGAAGCTCTCTACCCGCTGATTCCCATTGGTTGTTCTATAAATAACAGATTCAATGTTCTGCTTAGTAATCCCTTTCTCGAAAAGGTCAGTTCTGAATAGAGTCTCAACATTCTTAGTAACTTCACTCTTCATCGTATCGTCACCTGGAAATATATCACGAATAACGACATCAATATTATGTATAGAAGGCGCTGTTACCCTTATGTTATCGGGCTTCATCTGAGCTGGACGCATCCCGTTAAGAATTCCAGTTATAGTACTTCGCTCTGAACTCGTTAAAGTTAGCTTCGAGTTCAAAGCATAGACCGCAACGACACCCTCCGCAAACTCGCCGCCTTTTATCCAGATATGCTTGATGCTTGGTACGGCATCATAAACAGAGCTGATGATATGAGCTACGTTGAAAGGCGCCTGTGGCTGTGATAGTGAATGCAAAACTCTTGCACGATATTGCTCCAGTGTCTCGGGGTCATCGCCGCCACTTATTTCATATGAATTACACAGACTATCGATTCCGGGTAGTGTGGTTGACAATCTTAGGACATATCCATGAGGTTTATTTGAACTGGCTCCCTGAGATGTTGCCACGACATTTATAGCACTACTATCACTAATATAAACTGATGCGTCGTCTCCAACCTTATATTTAGTCGATTCAAATATGATTTTTCCGTCAGATATGTTGGCATCCGTAGGTACTCCGTCGATGACTACTCTGGTGAGCATTCCGACTTCACACGTAGCTGTAACTACATTGCCCACCACTGACGTGACAATTACTGATATTGTATACGGAAGAATAACGCCCCTAACAGTTGTTACATAAGTATTGTTTTCATCGCTAAGCCGAGTACCTACAGGGATAACAGCGCCATTTGACCCGGTGAAAACAACTTTTCCTGATGCTGTCTTTTTGGCTTTTGGTGGCACAAGCTGGCCACTGTGTAAATATAAATAATCTTTATCGGCAGTCGATGCGAAGGCCTGTTTTTCGATGAACCTAAGCTTACTTGAAAACTCACTCAACCTACTTGCAAAACCCATTCCGATAGCTCTTACAAGCCCGGTATAGTCTTCACCAGTGAGATACTCGAAATCAGCCCTTAATTTATTTAAAATATCTTTCATATCAAATGTTAAAATTCCTCTGCTCTACTAATTGGCCGTTATCATAGCATTTTAAATTGAGACTCAGCTGGCCGTCACCTAATGTCACATCGGCATCTATCCTGCTAAAAACACCCTGTTCAACTAGCTCTGCAGCAACCGATTTTGCCGACTCTGTTAGCTCTTTAGCGGATAGCTCGCTGACTCTTGATTGCATTGAAATCCATAGCTCACTGGAAGTCATATCTAGCCAATAGCCTCGCTTGCCTGACACTCGTGAATCAGTAAAAAAGGCAGTCATTACTGTTGTTATATTATTAACCTGCTCTCCATCTTTACCTAAGTCAATAACAATATCTAAGTCATCTGTTAATCTAAAATCCAACATTATGATTGCCTCTAAGCTGGAGGAGCCGTGTTTACTCCGCCACTACCGCCATCAGGCATCTGTAGGTGAGTATGGGTAGAGCCAACCGACTTACCGTTATTAGTTAACGCGCCAGTGGTAGATACGTCACCGTTTACAGTTACGTTACCATTCAAATTGATTTTACTAGCCACAATAGATAACGTATCCGTTTTCATGTGAATCTCACTTCCATCGAATTTTAAATGAATAGTACTTTTATCATCAGTTAATAGCACATCTCCAACACCAATCGACGTAGGTTTTTGTATCGCCAGTATTATATCTTGGCTAGAGCCTTCCAGTAATGGTATCACAATAGCGTCCTCATTAACTGGATTTGAATACAACCCCTTAGGGCTAACCATTCTATCTTGGGTAACGCCGCCTAAGCCTGTTACCTCAGAAATATAGCTGCTAATCATTCTGCGTACTTTACCTAATCTAATCATATCCTCTCAAAAGTAACTGTAGATTTATCGGTATTAGAATCAAGTGTTAATGTTACTTCCTTTGCGCGCATCCGATAATCTATATTGGCAACATCATCAATAACGCTGTACGCATGGTTAACTTGTATACCAAGAGACCTGTCTACTTCAACTTTGTATAATAAAGACTTTCGCATATCCTTTTTATGTTCCATATCAGCCAATTCATTACAGTCGGATGGGCTTAAGTTTGCATTTGCCCTAATTACCTTAACTGATTTTCCTTTAGTGCTGACAAATGACCCGCTGACATTAACATCAAGACCGCCATTTTTTCTATAGCTATTCTGGGATACGAAAACGTAACTGTCATATATAATAGTGGCATCCTCTCTGTATTCACGTTTACGTATATTATCACCATACTTTAACCGTTCCTCGCCAACCAATGAAGGCTCTTCTATATGTAAACCGCCAATGGCATCACTCGTTAATATAACGCCAGAGTATTTGGCAAGCTTCATAGAGAACTCACCTATGCTATCGCCTACGAGGATTGTGGATGTGATATCCGATGGTATAGAAGCACTACCTGTTACTGAAATACCGAACGGTTCTGCAATGACTGATAAAACCTCAGACAAGCCCTGTCCACTACTAAATTGGGTAGTAGATTCTGCGTAGCTATCTACAATATATTTTGTCTCATTCCTACCAGCATAAATAAAGGTGCGCTCATGCTCTATGCTTACGTATTCTATATCGCCCCTGATGAGTAAAATATCGTTATCATAAATTGATACATTATCACCCATTTTAAATGTAGATGAATTGCTAACGTGTTTTATTGTAAATTGCCTTGTTAGCTTATCAATGCTAACCTTAACTTCTACAAAATCAACGACTACATTGACATTATTTACTACAACTCTCATGCGAACAAGACAATGTCACCGACAATGTGGTCATTGTCTTTAAATTTATTTAGTGATTCAATGCGCATGTAATTATCTGTATTTCCATATCTATCATAGACAATACGCAATAGAGATTTTGCGATAGGTATGTTCACGGTAATTAGATTCTTGTATTGTTGTTGATGCGCAAAAGATTTAATTATATACGTGACCTGTGCAATCTCACTATCACTGTATCCAACATACTCTAGTCTTTTAAGAGTTTCAGATATAATCAGTTCAAAATCATCTCTTGATGCGAAACCACCACTCAGGATTGATTGTATATCAACCATCAACTTTATATTGTTGATTATATGCGTGCAGGTTAAATCTATCTCGAGGTTTTCTTTATCTATCTGAGATAACGTGCTAGCATCGATATTCTCGAGATTCTCACCCCTGACCCTCGGATGAACAATCGGAACAATCGCAACACGCGTAACGCCTTCATCATAATTTTCATTGTCTACATTATCATTTAGTTTTGGCTTGATATTAGTACTTAAGCGAGTTAAAGGACTAACCGTTTCTGCAAGGTCGCCCATTAGTTCATCAACCATAGTCAAGAAAGTCTCAGGGAAGTTCACTAGCCCTATAATCATATCTCTAGTGCTGCGCAGAAGGTCAGCCTTTCTCGATACTTGACCGTAAATATCAGTTATATCAGTCCTTACGCTCATGATAGAGCCTATGCCGTCTAGCAGTTTATCCAGCGACGGGTTCATGAACCCTAGAATACCGCCATCATAAGACGGGCTATCTTCTATATTAGTCGCAACTACAGATAAATTCTTCCATAAATCTCCGAGTTTATCTTTTCTTATCACGTCAATTACTGAACTGAGGTTCTGAGTAAAGTTGACTGATGTGCTTTTAGACAGGTCTTGTACAAGGGCCTTGATGTCAAATAGAGTTCTATTAACATGTTTATCGCTATCAGTAACCGTTACTGAGTCGACGTAGACTTTAATCTTGCCTTTGAACTTATCTACGATTGTACAAAATCGCTTATTGTATAGTATATCAAAAAGGGCGTCATTATCACTGCGATGGTCAACAAACACACGCAAAGACACTTCTTTACGTCCTTTACCAATATCAACTGTTTTGTTCTCTCCTGAAAATCCTATGCCGCCAAACTTACCTACAAAACCACCAACCTTGGATGCGTTTTGGCTTCGATTCTTTACAATTAATTTGGAATCACCAACTTGGATAACGGGTATATTATCAACCTTACTAACAAGAAGAGTTGTCATTATCCTATCCCATTATCTATTGTTCTAAGGGTAACTCCGCCAGTACTGCTATGTGCCGTGCTTTCGGTTGTAACCCCGTCAGGAGCTACAATGTTGACGTCAATAATGGAGTGATTTTTATTGACGTTATCCACTTTAATCTGTGAATCATCTCCGAGTCCAATCATACTGGAAACTGACCCAGTGAATCCAGACACTGCGCTTTTCACGCCTTCAAAAACATCAAGCTTTTGCATAAACTGGTCTACCAATCCGATAATCTCAATTATAGGCGCTGCAAGACCGATAAAAAAATCACCAACCGGGGATAGTAGCTCACCTAAACCGGAGAACATCATAAACCTATCCCATAAAGACCATAACCACGCACTGACATCATCCAAATAATATATCAGAGTTCCAATAGCAGCTATGAGTGCCATTACACCAATGACAACCCACACCACCGGATTAGCTAATAAGGCGGTATTTACTAACCAAGATGCCGCTGATAGCAGTCCGAAACGCCCAGTAATTACCAGTAGGAGGGGTGACAATGCGGCGAGTGCCGCAGACGTTACCCCGACAACAAGAGCAAGAACACCTGCTACGAACAAGAACGCGCCTACCCCAAAAGTTACTTTCAAGATAGTTTTTACAAGCTCCTTATTACCATCCACCCATTTCTTAAGCTTGGAAAGTATGGGGTCAACGGTTGTTAGGAAGCTACTTACGATGTCCATCATCGGCTTACCAACTGAAGACGCCAAGTCCATGACTCCACGCGAGGAGTCTTTCATGCGCTCGTCGAAAGTAGCCCTGAACATAGCCCACTCTTTATCTACCGCACCAATGGAATCTTTACTAACACCAAATGCTAGCTCCAATTTTTTCATGTTGTCGCCGTTCTGTAGCTTATTGATAAGAGTTAACGCTTCTGTCCCAAAGCCCTTTAATTGTGATGGTGACATTTTGGCTATTTCAGCCATCACGTCTTTAACGCCTTGGATGCCGT